TACTTTCCTAAATATAATTCCTGGTCCATTTGATTTAGTTCCAAATTTATTTAAACACACATATCTGATCGAATCGATTCCGTGATTCCAACCATCAGATGGAACATTTGTAAATTCTCCTTTAATCTTATCTTTCTTCCAGATATAATTTGTAAATTCATCTATCAAAGCTTGAGATGGTTTCACAATATTAATTTTATATCTCATCATTATATCAATACCATTTAAGATAGAATCAGGTCCCTTTTTACAAGGAAATATTTTTCTTATTTTGCCTCGTTTAAATTCTTCAATAGATTTGGGTTCGGCACTATCTGCAATGATTTCACAATCAGCTAAATTATTATCTCTTAAAAAATGAATTATATCTGAATTGGTTTGTCCTCGTTCATACATCACCTGTTGAACATATAATTCAGAATTGTAAATTCCAACTTTAATAATTGCTGTTGGGTCATTTGTGAAACCCCAGTCTAATCCTAAAGTATATGAAACATCTGGAAATGAATCTACTACTTTCCAATTCTTAAATATAGATCCTACTACTTCGCCATACTCACCTTGACCATATACTAACCACTTATTATAATTAGTGTCTTTCCAACTTTCAATCAATGCTACCTGATCCTTACCTAAGAATGGATTATCTTTATATGTTGAAACAAATGTTGTTAGACCGCCAGGTGGATTTGAATTTTCTAATTCTCTAACCCAAGAGAATGGATTTGTTGGATTGAAATCAAGAATAAATTTACATCTGTAATCTTTTCTATCTGGCAAACGCATTTGTGCTTGTTCAAAAATTTCTTTTTGAATATGAGTTGATTCATTGAACCAAAATATATCTGCTTCAAGACCAAACCATTTAGAAGGTTTATCTGCTGGAATAATTATTAATTTAGAATTAGTGGTTGTTAATTTATAAGTGTGGGTAGATTGATTAACATTTATATCATCAACTAATCCAAATTTATGAATCCATTTTTCAATATCTAAAATTAAACCACTTTTAGAAGATGCTAATGTTTCAACACCAATAACTATTTTTAAATTATTTGTTTGCATCATTTCAGTTAAAAGATATTGTATGATAGATACGGTCTTGGAAGAATTATGTGTTATAGTACCATCCTTAAGTCTAAAATAAGGACAAGTTTTTAAAGTAAATCCACAATAATCTCCTATACCTATATGTTTTGATTTTATATTTGTTGTAAACATATAATTATCGGATCTGCTATCCAAGTTCTTATATACTCTTTTTTTATCAATTTTAATATATCTATTCAAATCTTGGAAATCTTTATGATTAAACTCAATTGAGTATACTTTACATTTGTAAATACTACCATCTTTTCGTTTCATCGTTGAATAACTTTCTACAATACCATTAGTATAGAAACCACTAATCTTTAAAATTTCTTCTATTTCAACAATTATATTCTTTCTCTTTTGAGTAATACTTAATGTATTTCTACCTGTATTATAACCATCGCTATCAACCAAACCAGCCAATAATTTTAATCTGTCTTGGTAACAGGTATAAATGTATTGTTTAGGTATATGTTTATTATTTACTAAATTCTCATCATAGAAAGATTTAGATAATTGTGATTGTCTATTAAAAAGTTTATGTCTCATGCTATATGTGTATCTGTTGTCAAATTCAATTTTACATTCATCAGGACAAATTTGATTAAGGTACTCTACTATTTCTTCATCAGCAGTTGTTATTTGATATGGTTTTCTTGATGTTCCATCACCTATCCACAATCCCAAATAATAAGGATCTATCTTATTGTTTTTCTTTTTCAGTTGTAAAAATGTATCTTTGAATCCTGAATATTTCTTTCTTTTATTTTCACTAAACTCTGAAAATTCTTTTGCTGTAAAATCATAAATTAATTCCTTATCATAATTATTATCATAAATGATTTTATAATTTTCCTTGTGTCTATTCTTACGAGTTTGTTTTACACTTAATAAATGATCCTCTGTCACAATATATGGTTGTCCTTTACCTTGTGAAATTTCATACATATCACATCTACCAGAATGAGTATCTACTACTTCATCTGATCCAATTAATGTAGAAACCTTATCCCCAATTTTTATATCTTTAATTTGTTTCAGTGATCCATTTGCCATCCTAATTTCAGTAGTTGGTTCTAAGCATCTGGTTGATCCTCTTAATAAGATATATCTAGTATCACAATTTAAAACATCATAATATAATTTAGTTACTAATATTTCCATCTAATTTATTTTCATTTGGTAAATAAGGTTTTATAATCAAATCTTGTTTTAATTCACCACTTATCTTTATTTCTGTTTTTTCTGAATAACCTGATTTTGCACCTTTAGTTTTCAAATAGAACATTATAGCTTGTCTATCACCTCTTGAAATTAAATCAAATAATTGGTCTTGGACAAAATCAAGATTATTATTTAATATCAAATTTATTTTATTTTTAAAATCAATTCTAGTATCCATCCAATGATAATATGATGATCTAAATATTCCCATTTCATTACAAGTTTTGGTGATGCTGCAGTGATTGTCTTGAAATAATTTCAAGAATATTTCCAATTTCTGATCTTGACCTATTTCTTTCAAATCTATTTCTTTCATATCTAAATTTTCCAAATCAACTACTGGTTTCTTATATGAAACTGGTTTATGTTTTACTGGCTTTCCATTTGGAGTTTTTGTTTGCTTAGATTGAAATCCACATATGGTGCAGATATTTAATTTATTATACTTATGAATATGAGTAAATGAATCTATAACTTCTTGAACTTTAATTTTAAAGTCTGGATTTCTAACATACCATCTTTTAAAAATTGTTGATTCTGATATACCAATTTCATTACAAGCATCTTTTATAACTCCTCTTTTAGCTTTTAATGCAGCAAGAAATTCAGTTTCTTCTTTCTTAATTTGTTCTGGTGTTTTCTTTGGTCTTGCCATAAATCTTATTTTATTTTTTGATATCTTTCTTTTAAACGATTAAATACATGACTCACACAACCTGTGCAATCCCATACCATTCCAACTTTTGATTGGGGATATAATTCACGATACATTTGAAACATCAATTCTATATCATATCTACACGCTGTTGTTCTACCACCTAAACCATTGAAGAAAGATTTTATTCTATCATCTAAAGTTACATTTGTAATTTCTTCCTTTACATTTGTAATTTCTTCCTTTACATTTGTAATCTTATTAGGATTTAATTTACAAAATTCTTGATGTATTTCTAAGCCTCTCTGGCTCTTGCATACCTTTCCACAATATTCACATTTGTAATCCATAATTCTTTTATTTTATTTTTATATATATAATTTAGTATATCAAAAAATCAGATTTTGATTTTATCTGTTTAATCAAAGTTTTAATCATTCGCAATACCGATGAATAACTAATTCCATATTTATCTGCTGTTAATCTTAATGAAGGTTTTGAATCAATTGGAAAAAAGTATTCTAAAAAGATAGTCTTATATGTCATTGACTTTAATCGCTGATTATTTATTGCGGTGCTTTCCTTGACATTATTTTTTATTTCTGCATCAAGTTCATCTAAGAAAAATTCTTGCTCTAAAAACCACGTTATAAATTCATCTGAACGATTTGATTCAAATTGACATTCTATTTCATTATAAATCTCGTTCTGGTGACTTCTATAATTTTTTTGATACAATGAGTTGTTTGAATAAAATTGTCGTCTTAAAGCAGCGTAAAAATAGTTATAAAGGTTATAACAATTATTTAGATGTTGAGAGTATTCTTTCCTTGTTAGAAGATCCAAAATAATATCATTTAATAAATCATCTGATGCATGACCTCTTGTAATATATTTTGATAAATTTAATAATTCATCATAATGATTGGATATATATTCTTCAATATCCTGCTTAGTCATCTACTCTAAACTCATTTTTGTTGCATAGGATCATTATTAGTCTTACTGATGTATATGAAATCATTCCACAAACAAATATATTAAAATACCATATTGGTATAATCGGGAATATAAAACTTAATATGAAGCCACACCACACACTCATACATGCACTGCAAGTAAAAGGTTTAAATGGTAGCAATTTTCTAAGCCACTTAAAAATTGATTCTTGTGTTAAGATGGCTGTCATACCAAATGTTGTTAAAATAAAAATTAATAATTGCATATTCTATCTGATTATTTTTAATTTCTTGTTGGTATTTGATGCACCTTTTTCTTTACTTCTAATTGTCCTTTTAATCCGAAAACTTCACCAGTTTCTGGATTGCAAGTATAACCTAATTCTTTTGCTAATTTCAGTTTCTCGATTCGATTCATTTTTTCCATAATTTTTGACTTTTGATTTATTATATATATAAATAAATTCAAGTGAAAAATATGAAAAATAAGGAACCAAAACGCTTCTGCACGGTATATATAAGAGAATTTGACAAAATAATTATAAAGAGGGAATCTTCTAATTGCAATATGTCTATGGCAGAGTTCATAAATTATTTAGTAAATGATTGGATGCGTAGAAAGTAAGTCGATTATATTTTTTTTTATTTATTCCTCAAATTAATTTTTGAGGAATTTTTTTTATTTATAAAGTTGGTTATCTTTGTAGTGTTAATAAAAAAATAATAATATATGAAACAATCGTTTAGAAATTTAGAAGTGGTAAGTAATAAAACAAAAAGACAATTTACTTTAACGACCAATACAGGAACGTTTAGAACAGAAAAGATGAGTAAGAATGATTTTGAAGAATATCTTTCTGCTACTGAAGGTATTTGGAGGGCTTATTTAGCCTTCAGTAATGATTATGAACGTATAAGTGATAAAACAGTTCCATATGAAATGGAAATCATATGTGAAACAGATTTTTGGGGAAGAGAAATTGTTTATAATGATGAACATAAAGTTGAAGCAATAACTAGAGATGATAAATTAGATTTCATTTGTGGGTTATAAATTCATTAACAAAGTATATATATGACAACAACTTTTTATATTAAATTATTGACTATCAACGAGTTAGTTGTTGTCGCTGTCGTCATATA